TGTACTGTTGTACAAATGCGGTCGTAATTTGCACTGACATGTGCCTTACCTCCTTCTAAATGTAGGTTAAATTGCGCTTTGGCTACCCTTGCGGACCTCTGCTTCCCCTATTTATAGTCGCCGGGGCATTTGACTCGGACGGTTGCCCGCTACCCAATTAAACCAGATTTTAGCGTATAAAATACGTTTAAGATACTATTTTTTCTTAGCAGTTGTTGCCGATCGTTTAAAATCAGATTTTGTCGGAGCACCCGACTCCCCTGGTTTTCTCATACGTTCGCCAGAACCGGCTTTAATTCTTTCACGTTTAGCGTGAATATTAGCGTACAGGCCTTTTTTAGGCATTATGCGGCCTCCTCATCAGGATATGCAAATTCGAACAAAGATTGCATTTTTTCAATAGCTTCTCGATGTCCGTCCATTTCTGTAGAAGAATATTGCTTCATAAACACGGGATCACGTTGTAATCTTGCTATTTCTTGTCTAGCAGCATCTGGGGTAAGAGCAAAACTAGCAGCTCCTGCTCCATTATTGACTGAAGCCTCTGTCATCTTAGCCCCGATCTTAGCAAACATCTTGACAACGGTCGGATTATCACCCATTCCTGATTCTTCTAACCAGTTTAAAACTTCTTCGCCACCAAATTCTCTAGCAGCTCGTTGCGCCAAATCTACTTGTTGATCAAATGCCCTACCAAAATCTTTTTCTAATTGACTTCGCCAACCTTCTCGTTCCAGTTCAATTGTACTTTGAGATTGTTCAAAATCTGAAATAAGTTCTTGCATTAAACCAGTATGAATGGCATTTGCTTGAGAATTAGTTAAACCGGCTTTGTGATAGACGCTTAATAAGTTGTCTTTAAACTTATCAATGTTTTCATGTTGTGGCCAGTTTTCTGGATATTTAAGATCGGAAGTATTAATTTCATAAGTACCAGGTCGACCTAGTCTATCGTAAAAACTATTCCACTCGTCTTCAGTGGCGCCTTCTTGTGGGATGGCAACTTTATCCCTACCAATCATTTTTTGAGCATGGATATAAGATTTTGCTAAACCACTTATATCTTTGATGTCGGCCAGACTTGGATCTGTTCTAAGACTTTCATCTAGACCAGTTCTCCAGTCAGTCTCAGAGCTCCCCGTTAATACGGACCCGCTTTCGCCTTCATTCATCGTTATATATCTCCTGAGTGTAAAGTTGAATTTCTCGCGGATCTTTTTCAAGAAACCGCAAGATGCTTAACACAATTCGACGCATACCTTCTCGATGTGCTGTCTCATGTGAATCACCTGTCACGTAACTTGGAACATGCATATAAGATACATGACAGAGATGTTCTAAAACTCGTTCACCATCCTTAGTGTTAAAAACTGCTTTATATGAATCTTGAAGTTCTGTTGGTTTTGGCTTACGCGCCACTCGGAGCTCCTTGCATTTGAGCAGCTTGTGCAAAATCTTTAGCAGCAGCTGCACCTTGTTGTGCTTGTTGTGCCATCATCATGTCTTGTTGTTGCTGAGCGCGCTGTGCTCTAAGCTGTTCAACTACTTCTGGTGTACTTAGTGTTTCCATTGGTGCATCCAAAGTAGCGTGTGCCCAACGCAGAGTGGCGTCAGCATCAATGTTATCAAACATCTCAGGTTTGATGTTAGCTAATGGCATCATCTGCTCTAATAAACGACTAAAGTTAAAGATAGTTTGAGCTTTTTGTGCTCGAGCAACAGGAGACACATAATCAATTGCTAGATTTACTCCTTCTAATTCAGCTGGAGCATCTGGAAGTAGATTACGTCTTGAGAAGATATTAAAGACACGATCAATTAGTGGACCTAAGAATTCTGTCTGTAAACGACCAACCATCGGACCCATAAGTCTCATCTTGTCTTCTTGTCTTTGTAAGACTTCGGTAGCAGTCATTTGTGGGCCTTCTTGTAACTGCAGCCAATCAACATGGAAGGTTCTCTTAATGTGCTCGCGTCTAGAATCAATAAAATCAAGACCAATGTCAGGTCTAACACCAGATTGTAGTGGTTCAATCTTATCTTGAGTCCCTGATCTGTAATAGTTTAGACCTCCAGGAATAGTTCTAAGAGGTAACATAAATCCATCATCAGGTACCATAAGTGGTGGATCAGTGGCCTTTTGTGCTGCCCGGATAGTGGTCTTCATCATCTCATTGACCATTTTAATGTCGGGTAAACACATCATTGCAGGAGACCTACCATATACTTCACCCGCGGTCTTAGACCATCTAGGTACCATATATGGAAATTCATTAAATCCACTTTCCTCTAATAAGATCTTTTCTTCAAGTAATACATAGCAAGATTTAAATGCAAAATTACTATTCCGTTTACTTCTTGGTAAGTAATCTTCATTAGGTTCTACGGCATGAATTACTGTAAATTCTTTTAATGGTTCTTTAAGTGCAAGTTCTCTTAATTTATCAGGAAGTACGTCTGCATACAACTGAAGAAGTTGTCTTGCTTGAAGTTTATACTTTCGATATAGAACATCTACAATGCCATCAGCATTTTCTGAGACGTAACAATCAGCTAAATGAAAAGTTCTAAACTGAATTGGTTTACCTAAACGATCTTCAATATAAAACACGCCTGTACCATAAGAACCGAGATCCAAGTACAACTCATGAATAGACGTGGTAAAGTTTGTAGCAGCCGAGTTAAAAGCCTCGTCAAACATAATATTGATTACAGTTTGAATGTAATCTCTTGTACTTTGAGTCGGAGTAACTCCTGGAACGCGAAGACCAAACCAACGTTCGGTTGCATTAGTTAAATGACCATGTAATCCTGCTGCTAGATGCTCATTTGCTAAAGGTGCAGTTGAATCAAAAACTTTATCAAATCTATTTCTTGATCCACGATACTGCTGAGTAGCAAAATCACCGCGTCTTGGATTTACAAAATCTGTACAATCTTGCCACAGATTTTCCCATGGACTACGGAAGCTGGCAAGTTGGTCATGCCGCTTGATTACGTGATCTACTAATGCTTTCATATTAGCCGCCTGTTCGTTCGCTATAAGAACCTAAGAGTCGTTTGCGTCGAATTGTTGGTTGAGCCACAGGAGCAGAACCAGGAGTAGCGGCTCCGGCTAGGATAGTAGAAGCTCTACCTTTTTTAGAAGCTTCTGTTTTAGCCATCGAGGCTACTGCCGCTGCTGCGTCTTCAGGTTTTGGAGTTTCCGGAATGTCAGGGATTGCCGGCATGTCTGGAATGTCAGGCATTAATGACTTAACTGGATCCACTACTACTTTTTTAGTTGCGCTAACAACTGGATCTACAACAACCTTTTTACCAATATCTACTGCTTGTTTGACTGGCCCGCCCATCTCTATCTCCTTTTACTAAAGACTTGCCCAATTGTTTGATAACCTAATCGTTCATAGAGTCCTTGTACAAGTTTTTGATTAATGTTTGTCGAAGACATGGGTAGCACTTCAACAACGCCATTTTTAAAACTCCACTTTTCAAACTCTTTAATCAAGGCCGATGCCGCTAGACCTCCACGTTTTTCTGGCCTGATGTAGAAAAGATAATCAACAGAGACCAGAGCATTTCCGAAATAATAATCTATTATCTCGCCAACGTACATCCCATATATACCAGTTTTATCATCTTCTGCAATTTTCAGAAATTTACTAGCTGGCTGGTCTATAAATGCAATCCCAAAGTTAGCACTCTTAACTGGATCAAACTTGGTATCTCGATAACAAGACTCCTCATGAAACAACCGGCCCAGGTCTACCAAGGCTGGTATATCGTCAAGAGTCGCATCTCTAATACGCATTAAAGATACTGTATTCGGCTTCAGCTAATCTTGGTAAATTGATATTTCGTCTGTTAATACGGTCTCTGATTCCGAGGGCCAAGTAGCGCATAGCGTCCGCTGGGTGACTTGTCCAGTCGTGCATTGGCTTATCTCTAAAGACCTTGTTCTTGTCGTCAAAGTCCTTACGGTACTGACGTAGAGCTTCGATCAAATGAGCCGTCTTGGTCTCGTCAAAGTAGCATCTAGGCAAGACAGACCTAACGGCTTCAATCCCGTCGTCAATCCGTAGATTAGCTACTATCCTAAACTTGACTCCTAGTTCTCTAGCTACTTCAATCCTACTCTTGCCGGTCGAAAAGTCTCTAACCTGAATATCATGCGGGGCAAAGTGGTCTCCGTAGACATATTCCTTTTCCCGAAGGATTTTCACGTAGTGAGGTAGACCCTCCCCTGAGTTTTCATAGTAGTCGATAAGCCGGATCTCGTTTCCTGACATCTGAAAGAAAACGATAGAAGTTGAATCCCCAACTCCTAAGTCCCAGGCTGTGTGGACTTCTAACACTGGATCGTAAGGGATTTTACCCAAGTGTCCGTCCGCCAACAACCTAGCCATGGCATTGCCATAGTAGCTTCCAACGAGGGGGGCGTCGAAAGAACAGTAAAACTCTTGTTGAATCATTTCTTCTGGCATACCAGAAGCACGTTCTTCGTCTACAGCTTCGATAGGTATTGCTCTAGTATCTTCAACTGTTAAGACTTGCTGGAACCAAGATTCGTTTTTCTTGGCCATGTTAAGTAAGTCATAGCCATGGTTTCGTCCACGAGCTGTATAGATAAACAGGGCCCAACCGCCGTTTTCAGCTAGAATTGGCCGAATATAGTTCCAGGCCCGAGGATCTTGAAGCGAGTACTCTGAGAAGACAACTCCCACAGGGTTTGCACCGACCAGACGATCGACGTTATCAGTACCAACAACCTGGTAAATGGAGCCATTCTTTAATGTCAACCGCATCTCAGTGTTATTGACTGCTTCCCACATCTCTTTGGGGAAGTGTTCTAGGAACTTGCGACCATCTCTAGTCATGCCGTCCCAAGCAATCTTACGACCCTGATTATAAGTTGGAAACAAATGCCAATAAAGACCAGGGCGAGTAAGGGCTGAGACAGCGCACCAATTGATACTTGACAAGTCTTTACCGGCTCGTCGGTGCCATACTGCTACAGCTCGTTTACCGCCACCTTCTAAAAACTTCCAAAGAGGTAATTGATATGGCCTTGGCTGCCAATCAATTGGAACCTTAATCGTCGACATCTATAGCGTCTTCGCTAAACCTTA